CCACCAGCACCCGTTACAAACTGAACAATCTTAGTGCCTGCTGCCACGCCCAATCCTGTGATTGTTTGACCAATCGAAATACCGCCAGAATTGATAGAAGTAATTGTTAAAACATTACCTGAGATTGAGCCTACAAAACTACAACCGATTTGACCACCTGGGCCAATAGTATATTGAGTTTGTCCTGCTGTAATTGGAAAGATGATTTCATTTTTGTAGAAAACCATCATATCTTCATTAGACCATTGCCCAACCATATCATTGAGCATATCAAAAGCATCTTGAACCGCATCAGCAGATGGAGTTTCTCCTGCCTCTAATGCGCCAATATCTTTTAAAGCACGACTAATAATGTCTAGGGCTTTAGCCATGATTACAACCCAGCAATAATAAAGGCAAGCAATTCTTCGTAACGAACGCCCAAACGAGTAACCGCTACGGCATTTGGAGATGTTGCGGTATAGGGCTGACCATTTTCATCATAGTTTTTACCATTTACCTGATACCAAGTATCAGAACAGAACAAACCATATTTATTTGCATCTAAACCTTGAGCTGTAAAAGCTGCTTCTACTTGTTGGGCAATAACACCAGTATGAATACGGGCGTTTGCGCCTTTTTTGGCAACTGCATCATTAAACTTAAATGTTACGATTAAACCTTTTAATGCTTTAGACACAGCTAATTCAGCAGCAGTTAAAGGCGCAACTTGTTGTTTTTCATTTGCATCAGAAGTATTAATTGTTCCGTTTACTGCAAACACTTGTGTCCAACGATTTCCACTTGATCCAAGATTTACTAGGTTGTCTGTATTTGGAAACAAAATAGGAATAGTGTTGATAGTAACGTATTGAGTTGTGCCAATATCAAAAGATAAGGTGCTACCTGAGCTATTAATAGCTGGTGCATTAATGGCACTACTAAAGGTATTAGTTCCACTAAATGTATTTGTTGCAGAGTTTGTTTGAGTTCCAGCTAAAGTCATTAGTCCAGTAGTTGCTGGGGTTTGTGAAGCCCAACCAGAACCCGTAGATACCAATAAATTACCTGAAGAACCTGTAGAAGTAAGCCCTGTGCCACCGCTTGAATATAGCAATGTGCCACCTAAAACTACGTTTCCTGAAGCTGGTGTGCTAGGGGTTAAACCTGTAGAACCACCTGAAACAGTAGTAACCGCACCACCGCCACCGCCTGAAAATGTCAAAGTTCCTTGAACTGTTAAGTTTTTAGGAATAGTGATATTTTGCGATGTGTCAATATAAAGTGCAGATTGACCGCCTGTTTGTAATTGTAGAGTACCGCTAGAATCGGCTGTTTCAACAATACCAGCAGAAGAAGCGTTAATAGTAGATGACATGGTTATAGTCCTATATTTGGTTTAAAGGTTGGTTTAACCCACGGCAAACTGCTTTTTTCGCTGTTTAATGCTTTCAGTTGCTGTTCTAGGTTAGATTTTATGATATTTGAGCCATCTTTACTAGCTTCTTCTTCAATCCATTGAACAACAAAGCGTTCCTCTAGCTCATTAAATGGTACTTTGTTACGAGGCTCTAAAAATGTCCATTCGCCCTGAGTTTCTACTGTGTTTTGATCGTCAGACAAAAACGCAAAATAATGCGCTGCAATCAACGCACCATCTTTAACAGTAATATCAGTAATTTTCCAATTCATATTAAGCCGCTGGTTTAATTGTTACAGTTTGCCAAACAGGTGTAGGCTGTTTTGGAAAAACTGGCTGAGTTGTTGGAGGATTTACCCCAATAGCACGAACTTGACTGCGATAAGTTAAAAACTCTGCTTGATTGCTTAAATATGGGTTAGATAAAGCAGGGTCAGCTACGCTTGCAATAGCTGTCCAATCTGTAGCGGATAATAATTGTTGCGCTGTGGCAGAGGTCTGAGCTTGTAATTGAGCAATATATTGAGCTTGTTGTTCAGGGCTTAAAGTTAATATTTCCCACGCTTGATAATACTGACCATCTGTTAATGTAGGTGCTATTTGCTGAACATATTGTGTTGCAGGGTCATAGCTAGGCTGTGGACTATCAAATACAGGCTCATAAGGTGCTGGCGCTACAAAAGGTGTAGGAAAGCTAGTATTAGGATATTCAGCTTGGATTTGCTCTTGCGTAACTGGATACGCTAATGTTTGTGTATTAATAAAGATTGCCATAATTTGTCCTTTAAGCCACAGCCAAGAAAATATAACTTCCACCACTAATATTGACAGTAGCAGAAGCAGTTGAATCTAAAGTAAAACCACCAGATGAAGCATAAATTCCGTTGTATCCTGTGGTTTGCCCACTTGTTCCGTTCCATTGTAAATATGGGCTGGATGAGCTTGTTAAGCCGTTTGCAGAATCAAACACATACCAACTACCAGAAGAATCTGTACGCTTAATTAAAATAAACCTTGCACCACCAGAACCAAATCCACAAGCTATAGACTGTGTTCCGCCAGTTCCAGTAAATGAGCCTACTTTAGATACTCCAGCGCAAGTAGCAAATAAATAAGCTACATAAGTAATTGTAGAAGCATTTACATAACTTCCGTTACCAACTGTAAAAACAGAAGATGTTGGTGCAGTATTATTCCAATATAAAGAAGTTGCAAGTTGAGCATTTGCAAAATTTAATAAAATTGTGTAATTTTGTGGAGTTGTTCCACCATTTAAACCTTTATGATATACAGCCCAACCACTTGAGTTTGACCTCGCTTTAACAATCATCATTTCAGGAGCAACAGTTAAATTATGATTAATTGTAGTTCCTGCTGTTCCATTTCCTGCATAACAAACTTCATCAAAAAATGTAGGACTTCTTTTAAAGTTCCAATAAGTTGTGGCATCTGATATGCCAACACCTTTCATCAAATAATCATTGTAGCCAGTATTATTGGCTAAATTCATACCTGTTGTGTTTGTTCCTTCTGTTATAGCCCCACCAGAAGGACCTGCTGTTTGTAAAAAATATGAAGCAGTTTGTTGTGAACCTCGAAGTCTATCATCCCAATAAATGCCTGATTGAGATGTTTGATTATTTTCAACTGAAACAATTAAATCAGTAACAAATCCTGTAGGTATATTAATGCCAGCCGTAGGGGTTACTGCAGTAGGATAATAAACACTAGTACCAGTAGTAGGTGGTTTATTAGGTCTGCGGATTGCTATGTAAATTAAATTTGTAGAGCTATTAAATAGTCCAGGAACGCCATAAAATCCAGTTGCAGTAGGAGTTAAATATGGCGAACCATTTGCTTGAGTGCCAGCAGAAGTAGTATTTGTATACATATACTCTAGCCCAGTTTGCGACATTCTTCGCATTACATCAAGAATATACCAACCTTGAGCATTGTTTGTATCTTTTAAAATAACAAATTGAGGCTCCCATCCTAAATTAACAGGATTTAAATTACCACTTGCATCAGTTGTTGCTACTCCACAAGCAACAGCACTATCTGTTCCTGTTGCTCCAAATCCACCAGCTTGGTCAGCAAAGATATAAGCTATGTAAGTATGCCCAGAAGCGTTTACTGTAGTATCTGTTCCTACAGTAAATTGAGTAGAAGTAGGTGCTGTATTATTCCACAAGGCAGAACTAGCTACTTGAGCAGCAGTTGTATTTAAAACTGCATAATATTGCTCTGGAGTAGTTCCTCCATTTAAACCTTTGTGATATACAGACCAAGCATTTGCATTGCTTGTATCTTTAACAATAATACAGCCAGGTGTTGAGCCTAAACTATGATTAATTGCATGAGCTGAACCTGTGCCTGTATATTGAACAATATCAAAAAACTTAGGTGCTTTACGGAATGTCCAAGAAACAAAAGCATCGTTTGTTGGGCCGTTATATGAATAATCACCCACAGAATCATCAACTACTGTAAAACCAGAAGAACCAAAATTTGTTATTCCATAACCAGGCGAACTTTGTTGAGCATTAGTTCTGCTAGATTGCAATTTTTTAGAAATTCCTTGAACAGTATCTGCTAAATTGTTGTAAGTTGCTGAAGTTCTATCTTTTACCCAAACCATTCCACCTTTTGTAAGGTCAATGTTATTGGTAATAGTTTGTGTTCCGCCATTTGCTATATAACAATAAGTAGAAAATACATCATCTACATAAAGTGGTGTAGTCCCAGCACCACCAGCAGACATCAATAGGTCACGAACTGGCATTAGGCCATTGCCTTTCCTAGAACAAAACCATTCCAAGTAGTACCGCCATCTTCTGTAAAGAATCCTAATACATCACGACCTGAAGAAGTTAGTGTAGGAGCAGTACCGCCAGCCCATTTAGTTCCTGAAATCCAAGTAATTGTGGCTGAACCACCATTAGTAAGGTCAAGGATAAATGAATTTACTGTACCGCTAGATGCACCATTGCTAACTGTAAATGAAGTTGCGCCTGATACTGTGTAAGTAAAGTAATTGCCTGTGGATAAATCAATAGCACCACTAGAAAGAGTAGCTTTAGTTTCTGTGTATTCTGTTGCTTTAGCTACAGTAAAAGTACCAGCAGCAGGAGTTGTTCCACCAATCGCAGGGGGAGAAGCCAAATAAGTGCTAAATCCTGAACCTGAAACAGTAGAAGATGCAGATAATGTTGTAAATGCGCCTGTGCTTGGTGTTGTTGCACCTACAGTACCATTATGTGCGCCACTAAATGCAGAAGTTATAACGCCTGTAGAAGGGTTAAATTGCAATTTTGTAGATGAGGTATTCTCACCTGTAATTGAACCGCTAGTTGCGCTTGTAAAGGTTAAATAACGTGTTGCATTAGTCGTTGTATCGTCAGTAATGGTGATACCTGACGTAATCGTAGTCCATGTAGGAGCTGCTGAACTACCGCCTGAAGTCAATACTTGACCGCTTGTTCCAAATCCAGTTGTACCGCTAAGTGCTGGGGTTGTTCCCAAGTTTGTAGATAAACCAATAGCACCTGAAGCATTAATAACGTGAGCTGATTGTCCTGTTGTACCCCAAGCTAGATAAGTTTTATATCCGTTACCAGAGCCGACAGTTATATCGCCATCGTGACCTGAGAAGTAAACACCATTATTAATACTAAAAAAGTCACTAGGCGTAGATGCACTAAATACTGATGAATTCATGCCAAACTCACCATAATAAGTTGAGTCTGTGCCTATATCATTAGAAATTACATAGTTTGTAGACGCACCAGCAGTTCCTGATTTATTTTGAATAATTAGCTGGTTGTATGAACTAGCTGTCGTTGTTCCAAAAGATGCAATAGTATTAGTTGCATTAAAACTTAATACTGGGGTTGTGCTAGTAATAGTATTTCCACTAATGCTAGTAAAGTCACCAGTAGAACGAGTGGTTGCGCCAATAGACACGCCATTAAATGCGCTAACCGTAGTTCCTAAAGCAGCAGCAGTAGAGCCAAAAGTAATAGAACTATTAGTAAGCTGGCTGTTTGCAATGCTTCCTAAAGTGCCGCCTAGTGTAAGACTTCCGCTAGAAGTAACTGTGCCTGTCAGCGTGATGCCGTTTACTGATCCTGTGCCGCTTACTGATGTAACTGTACCAGTTGTGGGAGTTGTCCAAGTAGGAGTTCCTGCGCCTGCGCTAGTCAATACTTGACCTGATGTACCTGTGGCAGTAAATGCTGTAGTGCTTGCGCCAGTTTGATAAGGTACTTGTCCTGCTGCTCCACCAGCTATATTTGTAGCGTTGGTAGCATTAGTTACGGCTGTTGTGCCGATTGCTGAAGCAATTTGTGAGCCTGTCGCTGCTGTAAATGCTGAAGTACCATTTCCGTAAGCAATACCACTTAAGCTAGTAACGCCAGTTCCGCCATACGGAACAGTAATAGTAGAGCCATTCCATGTACCAGCAGTTAGCGTACCAACGCCTGTGATACCTGTATATGAACCGCTAATATAGCTAGAGCCTACTGTACCGCTAGTGATTTGATTGCCATTGATAGCGATTGCTGTATTACTTGCAGCAGTTAATTGACCTTGAGAGTTAACTGTATAAGTAGGAACGCTTGAAGCAGAGCCATAAGAACCTGCGGTTACTGCAGTATTGGTAATGCTAAATGTTGAGCCAGATAAGGTTAACCCTGTACCTGCTGTATATACACCTGACAAAGAGAAATTGCTCCATGTCATTGCAGTAGTGCCTAAAGTACCACCAGGTTGAGCTAAGTTATACCAAAGGCTTCCTGCTTGAGCACCACCATCTACGAAAATGATTGCGCCAACATATTGCGCCCAAGTAGTAGAACCAGGGGCATAAGACCAAGCACCGCTAGAAGCCACGTAAATGCCGTTTTGAGCAGCGTTTGTCTGATTTTTAACTAAGACGATGTTGCCAGCTACTAAAGTTACGCCATCAATCGTTTGAAGCCCTGAAAGCGTAATATTGGCAGTTGTTGCTGCTTGTGCAGGCTCTTTCCAGCTAACGCCCAATGCTACTGTATCAACATACAGTTTATTGGCAATATCGGTTGATCCTACTGGGGTAGTAGAAATCGTGCCTGTAGTTGTAGCTATATTAGTAAAAACCCCTGTACTAGGGGTTGTAGCACCAATAGTTGTACTATTAATCGTACTATTTGTAATGGTTGCATTAGTTACTGCACCGCTTACAGGGACAGTAAATGGTACGCCCTGACCAATAAATGTATTAAATGTACCGTCTAAATTAAAATAAGCCTGTACAGGCAGGATATTTTGATCTTGCGTTAACGCTGGGCCAGTAGCCATATTAATCCTTAATAAGGAAATGCCATTACTATAATCGTATCGCCAGCAGTCATGTTTGCAGCAGTACCTAAAGTAATGCTAAAACTTGTTAAAGTAGCAGAAGTTGTAGTGCTTGCAGTTTGCTGTAAAAATAATGATGTTCCGCTAGTAACGTCTTGTGCATATACTACCCAACCATTAGGTGCGGCAGGAAATGTGATAACACCATTTGCTGCGCCACCTGTACCAACTACAATTTTAAATGCTGATGAATTAAATGCTGTAATCGTAGAGCTTGTACCAAAACCTGATGCAATCGTAGGTGCAGTAGCAGAAACGTGCAATTTGCCGTTTATTGATACATTGGTTGCATTTACAGTAGAAGGTGTAGTTGCTCCAATTGTACTGTTATCAATCGTTGCACCAGTAATAGTATCTGAAGTTAATGGCGGTGAAAAAAATACTCCACCTGGCCCAATAAGACCTAAACAATTACCAGAAGAATCAAATTGCGCTTGAACTGGGACAATATTAGTCGTTGAAACTGATGCTACACCGTTAAAATTTGACATAATTATCCTTAGTTTTGATCAACCATAGGCAATACATACAGCGTATTAGCTGCGCCAATAGCAGTAATAGCAAAGCTAGGCGGTACTGCAATCACGGTAGGTTGTGACATTGAGATACCTAGAACAAAACTGTTAGAGCTATTTCCACCTGTAGGAAGAACGGCTGCCGCAGCAGTTGTCGTAGTTCCTGCAACGGCTGGAGCAATAGTAATAGCAATAGGTGTTGTACCTACGTTTAAAAAGCCACAAAAGTTCGCTTGATCATTACCTAAAGGGGTAATTGTTACAGAAGTCGAACTAGCTGTAGTTACTGCAATAGCCGTTGTAGGGCCAACAAATCTATAAGCTGATACGTTTGCCATGATTTATCCTTAAACAGCAGTAGAGGGTGCTGGGCCTTCTAAACGAGTAATTTGAACCGCATACAAGCCAGAAGAAGGTGTTGCGCTACCAGTTGTTACGTTTGCGAACTGTATTGATAGTACGCCAGCAGTTAAGCAATCAGATTCAGCAATAACAATACCTGTAGTTTGTGTGCCTTGATAGCCTTGAACCAACACAAAATCGGTAGTTTGTAAGCCACCAACGCTAAAAGTCTGAGCAGCAGAAGTATTTGCGGCTACAGCAGCAGGAGTAATGGATGGTGTAATATAGAAAGTTTCGTGGGAATTACCACGTGTAACGGTAGTGCTTGACATAATTTGTCCCTTTGCAAAGGTGAGTGTTGTAATACTGCAACTATTTTACATTGTTTTGTGCTTCCCTCAAGTGTTTTCCACAACTTCCTTTAAAAGTTTTGTAACCGATATGACCTAATTCAAATTCAAGATTTGCCCATACTTTGCCACCTATATCTATCCATCTTTGGCAAAAGCTGAAATCTTCACTTAAACGATTGCCGTCAGGAGTTTCATAAGGGTCAAATACAGGCCAAAATTGACTGTTTTCACTTACGCTACGCAATGTTTGTCTAGGATATGCCTCAATCATCTTTAAAGCACAATCTTTACTAATCTTTAAAAAACCACCAGGAAGCCCTAAAACTTCCATTAATCCTGTGTCAGGATCATTACGATATTCTTCTTTTTCGGCAATTTTAAAAGGCCATTCCATAGGCTCTTGCTTCTTAGGGTAAATACCACCTACTACATCTACAGGGTAATCAATTAACTTAATTAATGCTCCTGGCTCCCAAAATACGTCATCATCAACAAAAACTAGCGTATCGCAATTAGAACGTACAAAAGCACCAAATAATGCTCCTCTTGATCCTGCTATATCGCTATTTCCAATATCTTCTGCAATGCAGAATTTATCGCCACGACCAATAATATTGATAGCATCAAGCAAAATAGACCGCATAGTAGGAAAGTGTACCTTTGCTGAATAGCAAGGCATGGCAATCATTACATTTTTCATAAGCCCCCTCAGAATGTTAAAAACCCAACCTTTTTAGGGGTTGGGCTTCTATTTTACAACAAATTACTGTGCTGACAAGTCGTAACCATATACATATACGTCAATTGTGCCTGTTACAGCAGCAGAAGATACGTTTACATACAAAGTTTGAGCAGATGTTGCACTTGCTACTAAAGTTGCAGCTACAACCGATGCGTTAGCAGTAGTTGTGTTAGTTGCTAAAGCAGCTTTGGTATATACGGCTGTACCTGTACCTGCTAAGCCTGTGTAAACACCTAAATAGGTGCTTGCTGTGGATACTGCTGCACCAGCATTGTTACAGTTAGCCGTAATAACGGATACTGGTACATAGCTAGTTACATCAATTACGTTAACTGCGGTATCACCTAAAGTTGCGAGGCTAACACCTTGAGCAGTTGCGATCAAACGCAATGCTTGGTTAGAGCCTAAAACTTGTGGGTGAATCGAAGTGGTTACTGCTGGGCCTGGATTAGACATTATAGTTTCCTTTCGTTATTCGTGAATTAAGCTGCAACACGGCAAGCGAGTTCAGGATACAAATTAGCCCAACCATACAGAACGTCTAAACGAGTAGGAATAGAGTCATTGTTAATAGTGTATTGACGAACTACACGCATTGACAAACCAATTTCCTTGTCGCTTGCACGACCTGCAAAGTGAACACCCTCTGGCAACTCAAGATCGGCTACTGCTAGAGTAAACGCATTGCGGTGCATGATGATGTTTTGTGGGGAAACAGTACCAGATTGGTTAAAGAAGTTAACTGTAGCTGTTGACAGAGCAGTAGGAATAGATACGTTCTGGAACTGACCAGCAGTAATAACCGCAGGGCTTACGTTTACAGAAATAGTACCACCTGAACCGCTAACTGCTGTATTAACTACAAAGTTACGCAACTTGTTTGAACCATAGGCTTGACGGTTTTGTGGGTTAACTGCATAAACGCCAGCGATTGTAAATGTATCGCCTTGATTTAAGCTAACGCCAGAAGTTAATGTCAAAGTGATGTTAGAGCTAGAAGCCCAACCACTTGTCAAGAAACCGCTTGAACCAGTAATAGTTGCAGAACCAGCAAAGCTACCAAATTGGTGAGCTACTACGTTCTGATCCATTTTCCAATTCATACCAGCAGAGTCACGACCCATCAAACCCTTACGATACTGTTCGCCAATAGCTTCTTGTGGCACAAATAAGCCTTTCAAGCTGTCAACGATAGTAGCGGAAGTGAACGGCTCAACGATACATGATCTACGACCATCACGAGGTGCGCCTTCAGAATCAAGGTAAGCAGCAGCCGTCAAATAGGTAATTAAACCTGTTGGGGGCGTACCAGCAGTACCAACGATGTTAGCTGTGTTGTTAGCAGCTTGCAAAGTACCATCACGGTCAATCTTGTTGGCGATAGCAGCTACAGCAGGCTTCAATACACGATCAGAGAACATATCTAAAGACAATGCCAAATCTTGTGTTGTGAACTGTGTGTCAACGTGGAACTGTGTTGACAATGTTACAGGTACAGAAGTTTCATTGAAATCTTCTACGTTCAGAGCTGGGCCTGTTGTACCAATGAAGCGACCTGGTTTACGAACGTTAACTGTGTTACCAATTTTACCGCCAACTACAGCGAATTGATCATCATAGTTACGATCTACTTCTGATGTAAATGTTAATTCGTTTTCCAAGACCATCAATGCTTCGTTAGTGATCTTGGAAATGGTTAGCAAATTATTTGCCATGATTTATTTCCTTTATTAAATATTGGGTTTATCAGCGTATCCGTTTAGCCTGTCTTGCAGCTTTCCATTGAGCGTATGTGCCATGAAATGCGCCATTTCCGTCAATGAGAACGTCAGACGTTCCTTTTCCTGCTGTGATTGGCTTAATCGGTGCTGGTGCTTTACTTCTAGCAACAGGTTCGCTTTTCTCAATAGGAGCTTCTTTACGCTCGAATTGAACTTCCAATTTCCCTAATTCCTTGAGTGCTTTATTAGTCGGCATTGCTGCCAATTTATTAGCGTAATCGTCATCTGATGCTAGGTGATATAGGATTTGTGGGCCTACATCTGATTCTAGGATTGCATCTCGTACTTCATCTCGTACTTGTACATTGCTAGAAGCTACCATATCGTCAAAGTCAGGAAGATCAGCTTTAGCAGCTTCGAGTTTTGCAGACCACGACTTGATTACTTCGTTTCTCTGCTCATCTACTTTGCGTTGCTGTTCTTGTATATCACGCTGTTCTAATGCCTTTTCTGCGCTCCATTCGGCTAATGCTTCAGCGTATTCAAAAGCATCATTAAACTGCGATGCTTGTGGTTTTTCGATGACA